CGGAATATTATATGTATGATGCCACGAACATCAGGCTGCGTGAGCTGTCCGTGGGCTACCAACTGCCTGCAGCCTGGATGGAAAAGACCAAAGTCCTCAAGCGGGCACAACTGTCCTTTTCTGGACGCAACTTGTTCTTCTTCTACAAAAAGGCGCCTTTCGACCCTGACCTGGTACTCTCTACGGGCAACGATAACCAGGGAATTGAAGTCTACGGTATGCCTACCACGCGTAGTTGGGGATTTTCTTTGAAGTGTGAATTTTAAGAGGGGGAGGGAGACTTGATATGAAGAGGATTATAGTACTGATTGGCATGGTTTTCGTGTTTCTGGCTTGTACGGGAGACTTTAAGGAAATCAATACGGACAAGTCCGGCGTGACGGACGAGGACTTGCAGGCCGACTATAACGAACATGGCATCCGTCTTGGAATCATCCAGCAAGGCATCTATTTCAATTACGACTACGGAAAGGGGAAGAACTGGCCTTTTCAATTGACCCAGAATTTGAATGCCGACATGTTCAGCGGTTACATGCACGATGCCAAGCCTCTGAATGGAGGTTCGCACAATTCGGACTACAACTTGCAGGATGGATGGAACAGCGCCATGTGGGGACATACCTATGAGTATGTTTTCCCGCAGATATATCAGTCGGAGAATGCCACACGTGACCGTATGCCTGCCTTTTTCGGCATTACCAAGATACTGAAGGTGGAAGTGATGCACCGTGTCACGGACTATTACGGCCCTATTGTGTATAGTCATTTTGCCGATCCCGAAGCCCGTTATATGCCCGACACGCAGAAAGAGGTCTATAATGCATTTTTCTGTGAACTCGATACGGCTGTAGCTGTACTTTCCGATTATATTGTCGAGCATCCGGGAGCTTCGGAGTTTGCGCGTTTCGATATGTTGTTGGACGGTGATTATGACTCTTGGATAAAGTTTGCCAACTCGTTGAGGATGCGGCTTGCCATGCGCATTGCGGTAGCCAGTCCGGAGAAGGCAAAAACGGAATTCCGTAAAGCGATGGATAATGAATACGGAGTCATTCGGGAGGCGGACGAGTCGGTGGCGGTTTCCACGGCGAGTGGATATACCAATCCGTTGGGCGAGATAAACCTTGTTTGGAATGAAGCTTATATGGGAGCGCCGATGGAGTCCATACTGAACGGATATGAAGATCCCCGTCGTGAAATCTATTTTGCCACTTGCCAGGATGAACAGTTTGCAGGCGAGTATCGCGGCATTCGTCAGGGTACATGCTTTGCACATAACTATTATAATACACTCTCAAAATTGAAAGTCACCCAGCAGACTGATGCAGTGTTGATGCCGGCAGCAGAAGTCTGGTTCCTGCGTGCCGAGGCTGCCCTACGGGGATGGACCGATGAGTCGGCGAAAACCTGCTATGAAGAAGGGGTAATGGCTTCTTTCCGTCAGTATGGCATCTTGCAGTCCGACGCTTATCTGGAGAGCGACTTGTTGCCTGCCGATTTTGTGGATACCTACGATATGGAGAATGATATTACCGCCCGTTGCCAAGTTTCGCCACGCTGGCTGGAGTCAGCGGATAGGGATACGAAACTGGAGAAGATTATTACCCAAAAATGGATTGCCATGTTTCCTGAAGGGTGTGAAGCTTGGGCGGAACAGCGCCGGACGGGGTATCCCCGGCTATTCCCCGTGCGCTTTAATCACAGTAAAGACGGGTGTATAGATACTGAGACAATGATTCGCCGTCTGAACTTTCCCGGCGGACTGAAGACGGAGAATGCCGAGCAGTATGCCGCTTTGGTAGAGGCACTGGGTGGAGATGACAATGCCGGTACCCGATTGTGGTGGGATACCGGCATCAACTGGTAGAGATACCTTATTATTATATAGGGATATTTTTTATTGGATGGGGTGATTCTCGGCAAAAATTGCCATACGTTCGTCCAACTGGTCGTACTGATGGTCTTGGATAAAGGAAGTGCAGGCACGTAATCCTTCCTGATGGCTTCCGGTGGTCACCAGTGAAATGGCGCTTACACCGTAGTACATTAGTTCCCGCGCAAGTTCTCCGCTACTCATGCCCGGGTAACCGATGGTGAAATAGAAACCGTCGGCAACGGGATCACCCAAATCATTGTCGTATACCAAGTGGAAACCGTGGCGCAAGAAGATTTCTTTCAGGCGGCGGGCACGTTCACCGTATACTTTCACTTCATCAAGAAAGTTGTATTGATCTTCATTAGCTGCTTTAAGCATGGCGGCAAGAGCATACTGAGCAGAGTGGCTGGTGCCGGAGGAGAGTGCATAGAGTACGCGGTGGATGAATACTGTGCCGAAGGTGCCGCCGCCGTAGCGTTGTGTCAGCCCGGGATAGGCCCGGTGATACAGTTTGTCCGAAATGCAGCTGACACCGATACGTTGACCGGCATAGCTGAAAGCTTTGGAACCGGAAATGAGCAGCACGTAATAGTCCGTATAGTGTGCCACAGAAGGTTGGTAAGGCGCTTGGAACGGTTTGCTCAAGTCTTGGCGGAAGTCCATGGCAAAGTAGGCGAGGTCTTCCAACACAATGACGTCATATTGGGTTGCCAGTTCGCCGATGATGCGCAACTCTTCTTCTTTCAGGCAAATCCAGCTGGGGTTGTTGGGATTGGAATAGACGATGGCGGAGATATTGCCTTTGCTGAGGTAACTTTCCAGCTTCGCTTTCAACTTGTCGCCACGGTAGTCATATACGTCAAAGGTTTCATATTTCTGTCCCATCACGACCAACTGCTGCTTCTGTACCGGGAAACCGGGATCGATGAAGAGAATGGTATCCTTTTTCTCATCGCACTGGCTACATGTGAGGAATGAAGCGAAAGTTCCTTGCATGGAGCCGGTAACTGGTACACAACCTTCGGGGGCTACATCTACATTGATAAAGGCTTTGATAAAACGTGCTGCTTCCTCTTTCAAGGCGGGAAGTCCGTTAATGTCCGGGTAGAGGCTGGCAATACCATTCTGCAATGCCTCCACCTCGGCCTTTACGCCGACGGCTGAGGGGGGGAGTCCGGGTACACCCATTTCCATTTTTATGAATTCCACACCCGATGCCGCTTCGGCATTGGCTGCAATGGCTTTTACTTCACGGATGGTTGCTTTGGCAAAGTCTGTGATATGAAAATCTGCGATAGTTTCATCTATCAACTTACGTTCAATAGGAGTATTTCTCATGATTTCAATATTAATTTAGTTTTGCAAAGGTAACATAAATCTCTTATAATCAAGCTATGTTAAAAAAAAGATGATTTTTTTTCTTTCAAGCTATTGCAGATATAAGAATTTTGTCTACCTTTGCAACCGCAATCGAGAG